GATGGTCCGGACCATGTTCATGCTGTAAGAAATCATGTAAAAAACTTTGAGAAACATCCAAAACATAAGAATATCATTATTTGTAATTTACCAATCAATGTCGGTGCCAATGGATTTTATGGCCACCGTGTCTACGCAGCATTCACTCATTTAGTCGATACTGAATATGTATTATATTTGGACCAAGATAATTGGTTTAAACCTAATCATGTTGAATCCTGTGTTGCGTTAATTAAAGAACGCAATCTTGATTGGTGTTATACGTTGCGAGATGTATATAATAAAGACACAACATTTGTTTGCCATGATGATTGTGAATCATTAGGTAAATGGCAAACTTACCATGGAATTAATCATGTTGATACAAATAGTTATTGCCTTAAAACAGAAATTGGTGTAAAATTAGCACAAGTCTGGCACGGCGGCTGGGGCCAAGATAGAGTATTTTTAGGTGCAATTGCTCAACATTTTAATAAGTTTGATTGCACAGGTGAATATACGGTGAACTACCGTGTAGATGGTGGTAAAGGTTCAGTCAATGCTGAATTCTTTATTAATGGTAACGAAGTGATGAATAAAAAATATAATGGTACATTCCCATGGCGCAAAGTGAATTAATCAACCCACAAAATTGGCAAACATTATCAAAAGAGTTTTTTCTACAACGACCATTTAATTATGTTGTAATTGATAACTTCTTTAAACATGATGTTGCTCTTAACATCTTTAATGATATGCCTGATTATAATCAGGAATCTCTTGATGCCAAGTATGACAATCCTATAGAAAAAAAACGTACATTACAAAACTGGACTAAGTTTTCAAAAAACTTGTATTCAGCTGCATCTTATTTGGTATGTGAACGTTTTAATAACCACCTTAAACAATTAACAAAACAAGTACACTTACAACCAGACTATGGTTTACATGGTGGTGGTGTTCATATGCACCAATCTGGTGATTATTTAAATGTACATCAAGATTACGATGTGCATCCTAAACTTGGTATGAAACGTAAATTAAATTTAATTGTATATCTTACACCAGAATGGCAAGAAGATTGGGGTGGTTGTTTAGAGTTATGGTCACACAATAAAGATACAAATCAACCAAAAGACTGTATTGAAAGCATTGTTCCGTTCTTTAATCGTGCTGTAATATTTGACACTACACAAAATTCTTGGCATGGTGTTCCTGGTCCTATTAGTCCTCCATTAGGAACATTTAGAAAGAGTTTAGCAATATATTATGTTATTCCTACAAATGATATAAGTAAAAGAGGTAAGGCATTATTCACACCTAGAGCAAATCAAAAAGGTGATGAAGATATTTTGAATTTTATTAATAAGAGAGCTGGAATATAATATGGAAAAAGACCTAATCATTGGTGGGTTTACCAATTATCAAATTAATCAATTAAAACCTTGGGTTCTATCTGCAAAAGGAGTTGCTGGAGATAAAACAGATGTTGTTTTAGTTGTAGGCAGTACAACACAAGAAACAATTGCTTGGTTACAACAACAAGGTGTTATCCTTGTTCCTATGTTACAAATAGAAAATGTACCAATTCATGTATTACGTTTCTTATCAATTTATCATTTTCTTTATGAGAATTGGAAGAATTATGAATTTGTTGTTACAACAGATGTCAAAGATGTTTACTTCCAATCTAATCCTTTTGAATTAATCCAACAACGTACTTTTGGTAATTACAGGCTTATTGTTGCTTCAGAAGGTTTACAGTATAAAGATGAAGCATGGGGTAATGAGAACTTGATGCAAGCATATGGTCCTTACGTCTATGAGCAGTTTAAAGATAATGAAATTTTTAACGTTGGAACATTTGGTGGCACCTCAGAGTATGTAAAAGATATGGTGTTTAATATCTTCACCAATGCAATCAATAGGCCTATTTCTATTTGTGACCAAGCAGTATTTAATGTTTTAATCAATACACAGCCATTTAAAAATATTGTATGTCAAACGGATGATTGGGCTTGCGAAGCGGGCACAGTTGCCGACCCATCAAAGATTGATGGCTTTAGGCCTAATCTATTGTTTAGTGAGCCTGTCTTTGAAGATGGTCTTGTTAAAACATTTGATGGGAAAGTTTTCCCAATCGTACATCAATACGACCGTGTTCCAGAATGGAAAAAGTTTGTTCAACAAAAGTTTGGACAAGAAGATTCATCAGAGTATTTTACATATAAGGTATAAAAAATGTCACATCCAGCAGAAATGAATTATATTCAATCTATAAAAGATAAATTTCCAGATTCTTTTTTAAATAAAAAAGTTTTAGAAGTTGGAAGTTTAAATATCAATGGTTCAGTAAGAACTTTCTTCTCCGATTGTGACTATACTGGTATTGATGTTGGTGCAGGTAATAATGTAGATATAGTTTGTCAAGGACAAAATTATGATGCACCGGATAGTACTTTTGATACAGTATTGTCATGTGAATGTTTTGAACATAATCCTGAGTGGGTTGCGACATTTAGGAATATGCATAGAATGTGTAAATCTGGAGGATTGGTTATTATGACTTGTGCGACTGGAGATAGACCAGAACATGGCACAACAAGATCCGACCCACACTCATCTCCATTAACAGTTGCAATTAAATGGGAATATTATAGAAATTTATTTGAAAAAGATTTTCATGATGAATTTGATTTAAAAACAATGTTTAAAGAGTTTGCTTTTTCAACAGGAAATCCTGCTCACAACGAACAAGGTCCTCCTATGGACTTATACTTTTATGGAATAAAATAATGAGTAAAATTTCAATTGTAACTGCTTTCTTTGATATTGGTCGTGGTGAATGGACACCAGACAAAGGTCTACCACATTATTTACAGAGGTCAACCGATACTTACTTAGAAAGATTTAGTCACCTATGTAAATTAGAAAACTATATTACCGTTTTTACCTCGGACGATTTAAAATATAAAGTATTGGATATTTGCAAAGACCGTTTAGATAAAACAAAAATTATTCCAATTGATGTTAATGGACATTTTTCTGCAATGAAAAATACTATTATTAAGACACAAAAAAGTCCTGAATTCCAAAATAGAGTTAATCCACAACAATCCAGAAATCCTGAATATTGGAATCCTGATTATGTTCTCGTCACTAATTTAAAAGCCTACTTTGTAAATATGGCTGTCAAACATGGTTACGCAGAGAATGATATGGTTTCATGGATTGACTTTGGATATTGCCGTAGTGATAAGAATATTCCTGTTAGCAAAGTGTGGGACTATGATTTTGATGAATCCAAAATACACCTATTCAATTATAAACCTTATGATAATAAGCCAATAGAATATGCTGTTCTTAATAATGATGTTTATATTTTAGGTGCCAAAGTTGTAGCTCATAAGAATATGTGGCAGAAGATGTCGTATTTAATGACACAATCTTTTATTGATTTACAAGATAAAGGATTGGTTGATGATGACCAAGGACTTTGGTTACAATCATATCTAATTGAACCTGAATCATTTGAACTACATAAGATTCCTGACCATCAGTTTGGACATGATCCTTTTGTTCTGTTTAATGAATTTAATAAAGGAGTATGATGAGTAAGGTTATTAATGTATCTTATGATAATTTTTATGGCAAACTGAGAAATGGTGATATTCTAGGCATTTGTAATATTCTAGGTTATGTCAGAAAGATGGAGAACGATGACACTATAAAGATGCACGTTCCGGAAAGTCTAATATTACAACCAGAATTTGGTATTAAGTATTTTAACTTTCTCAAAGCTCATACAGATTATTTTTCAGAAGAACCAGGTGAACTAAGTTTTTCTTATCACAATATTAATTTTTGGGATTACAGGTCGGTAATTGGAGATAATACTAGAGTTGATAATTCAAAATATACTAAACTAGATAAAGTCTGTATATTTCCAATCTATGATGCTCCATACAATACATACAGAAATTGGAGTATTGAATTAACAAATTATATTTTAGAAAAATACCAAACGGAATATAGTTCATACGATATTTTTGTTTGTGTTGACAAAAGATTAAGTGATTCTTATAACAAATTAAATTTAGGTCGAGCACAATTATCATTTGATTTTGAAGAAAATATAAAACATATTTGTGAATGTAAAGTATATGTTGGTGGTGATACTGGCACAAGTCATCTTGCCGGTTCATTAATTAATCCAGCAATTAATGATTATTATTACTCTTGTGAAGGTCTTATACATACTTTACCATTGAATTATAAAACGAATGGTAATGTAAAAATGTATAGTCGATATGGTTGTTCTTTTTAAAAAGTGAAATATTATGAATGAAGAATTAGTGAAGTTACATAAAGCTGTCGATGATTTTGTGGCGCAAATAGGAGATTATCCAACAGGCCAATTTTTTGGTAAAGGTATTGTTACCAATTGTTATGATAAAGAATTTGAAAGTTGTTGGGTTCTTTTAAATGAACTCAAAAGACTTAATGTAAATCTTCCTGTAGAAATGTTTTACAGAGAAGGTGAACTTTCACAAAAACAAATTGATATTATTTCAAACATCGATCCAAATTTTAAACTAAAATTATTATTGGACCAAGTTGAAGGTTGGAGTATCAAACCATTCTCAATGTTGAGAAGTTCTTTTGAAGAAATTATTTGGTTAGATTCCGATAACTGTCCAGTCAAAGATATCAATTTTTTATTTGAAGATCCGGAATACAAAGAAAAAGGTTCTATATTTTGGAGAGATGTATGTGGTGAAGCCTTCAACGCTACTTCACCAACATGGGAAGTATTTAATATTCCGTATAATGATTCTGAAAAGTTTGAAACTGGTCAAATTGTTTTCAATAAACAAAAATGTTGGAAACAATTACAGTTATGTTTATTCTATACCGTAAATTCAAATATTTACTATCAGTTTGTTCATGGAGATACCGGAACATTTAAATTTGCCTTTCAATATTTGAATAGAGATAAACCTTATTATAGAATAAACTATAATTCGGATAGTAAACTAATACCCTACGGATTCATGCCATACGGACCATTCCATGTAGGAGAACCTAATCAGTATGGTAAATGGGGTGGTGGTTCGGTTATGGCGCAACGGGACAGAGAAGGTGAAGTTCTATTCAATCATAGAACGATAAGTAAATTTAAAATTACTGGAAGTGTATTTCAAAGACAGGTGGTTAATGAACAAGAATGCCACAACCACATGAAAGAATTAGAGAAGATTTATCCATGAGAAAAATACCAATTGTAATTACTGCTTATTGTGAAGGTACTGGTGCCGATGTTAAAAAACAAATGGTACATAAACTCTGTGAAAAATTAAGTAAATCTGGTCATTATATTTGTTTAGCAACACATTCTCCATTATCAGTTGAGATACAAAATTTCTGTGATGGTTATATCTATGATTCAGATAATGATTTTCATATCAATGGTATACCGGTAGAAGGTAGAAACCATGCAATTGCAGAGATGAAATCAATTCATAACGCTTTAAACTATTTGGACAGATTTGGTTTTACTGAATTCTTTAAACTAACATTTGATTGTGATCCAGAAATACCTTACAATACTATTATTGAAAGAGCACAAGATATTGTAGATAATCATGGTAAAGAATTTGTTTGTTCTGGTTGGGGTAATGAAAAAACTCTTGGTGCTTTGGTTTTTTATTCTACCTTTGATTTCTTTAGAACAATTACATCATTAGATGCACCAGAAAAAATGAAATCTTGTTTTGAAGTAAATTGGTTCTTGGTGGCTGAAGAAAAGAAAGTTTTAGATAAAGTACATATGTGTCACGTTAGATTATACGATGACTACCTAGGATATCCAATGAAAGATTACGCACACCAAGGCGGAACTGAATTAGACCATTACCCATATCAATAGAGTGAACCATGAATAAATTAGTTATATTTGACCTTGACGGTGTTTTACTTGATAGTCGTGAATTACATTATGATGCATTGAATAATGCTTTGCGTAAGTTTGGTGAACAATATGTTATCACTAGAGAAGAACATTTATCAAAGTATGATGGACTAAACACCACCAAAAAACTCCAAATGCTTACCCAAGATAAAGGTTTACACGTTGATTGGTATGATGACATTTGGCAAGAAAAACAACGACAAACATTTGAACTAATACCTACTGCACCAAAGAATCCCGACATTCTTGAAATAATGCACAAGTTAAATGCAAGAGGATGGAAGATTGCTGTTGCATCTAATAGTATCCGTGAAACAGTAAAGTTGTCTTTATTGTGTATGGATATTTTAAACTATGTTGATTACTTTGTTAGTAACGAAGATGTATTTAATCCAAAACCATTTCCTGAAATGTATTGGAAATGTATGACAATGTTAAAAGCATTACCTAAAGATACTATCATTGTAGAAGATTCACACATTGGCCGTGAAGGTGCATTAAATTCTGGTGCTCATTTGTATCCAATTAGAGATGCCTATGATTTAAATGCAAATAATTTCCTAAATTACATTGAAGAATTTGAAGATAGTAGTAAGAAGAAAAACATACCATGGAGAAATAAAAAAATGAATGTACTAATTCCTATGGCCGGAGCCGGCAGTCGTTTTGCGGCCGCAGGCTATACTTTTCCAAAACCATTAATTGAAGTTAATGGTAAACCAATGATTCAAGTTGTTGTAGATAATCTTAATGTCGAAGCACACTTTATTTTTATTTGCCAAAAAGAACACTATGAAAAGTATAATCTTAAATCAGTATTAAACCTTATTGCACCTGGTTGTGATATTGTACAAGTAGATGGATTGACTGAGGGCGCCGCATGTACTACACTATTGGCTAAAGAATTAATTGATAATGGTGAACCTTTATTGATGGCAAACTCAGACCAGTTTGTTGAGTGGAATTCTAATGAATGTTTATATGCCTTTACTGCTGATACAATCGATGGTGGTATTGTTACATTTGAAGCAACACATCCTAAATGGTCTTATGCTAAATTAAGTGAAGATGGTTTTGTGTCTGAGGTCGCAGAGAAGAATCCTATCTCCAATATGGCTACAGTAGGAATTTATTACTGGAGAAAAGGTTCAGATTATGTTAAGTATGCTGAACAGATGATTGAAAAGAATATTCGTACTAACAATGAATTCTATGTTTGTCCAGTATTCAATGAAGCTATTGGTGATGGTAAAAAGATTCGAGTTAAGAATATTGAGAAGATGTGGGGTATTGGTACACCAGAAGATTTAAACTATTTCTTGGAACACTATAAATGAACATCGCTATTTTATTTAGCGGGAACATTAGAAGTTTTGAAAAGTGTAAAGAAACCTTTATAAAAGAATTTCAACACCTAAACGCAGACTGTTTTGTAACCACTTATGATACTCAATATAATTTTAGGGATTATCTTGGGTTCAATAAACAAAATGAAGTGTTTTTAAGTGAAGAAGATATCAAGCGTATTGTTTCTGATTTAAATCCAAAACACATTATCATTGACAATCTTTCCCAAATGGTAGATTTTTTCTACAAAGAAAAAGAAAAGTTTGATTCTCGTATTATCAATAATGGTACAAATGACAAAATAGCACCAAATCATTTTCTCCAATTCTATAAGATAAAAAAGGCATTGGAAATAATTACCGATTATGAGTTGCTTTTGAATAAAAAGTATGATATACTTATACGGACAAGAATGGATTTACTGGTGAAAAATATTCAATCTTTAGACCTATTTAATATTGATTTAAGTAAAAATATTATTCTAGGTTATGAAGATATATCAAGAATTAATTATAATAGTCCCCAAGGTGTTGGTTGGCAAGATATGTTTTTTATTTCTACGTTAGACAATATAAAGAACGTTGTTGATAATCTTTTATCTGAATTCTATACAATGACAATAGAAAAGAGTGCATGGGGTTATCCTCATGGAATATTTGAATCTGGAATACTAAAATCAAATTTAAAACAAATCGATATGAATTTATTACATCATGTAAAAAGATTTGGTGATTTAACTACACAAATAGCATAGAATATGAAAATAGCAATAATCATTGTTGGAAATTATAGAACTTGGGATTTAACCAAACCAAGTTTCATGGAAACTTTTGGTGGCATGGATACTTTTATTAGTACATACGACCTAAAATACGGTTATCATCCTAATGGATGGGGTGTGACTGATACTAACGATGAAACTATTTCTGACCAATTTTGGGCTGAATCACTATCAGGCATAAATGTTAAACTTGCTCATCTTGAAAAGTTTGCTGATACAGATAACATTATTAAAGCGGAACTGCCAAAGTTAAGACTCCCTATACCAGAGAACATCTCTCAACCGTATGGTCAATATCGTAATTTTAAAATTGCAACAGATATGGTACAGTATTATGAAAAACAAAATAACTTTAAATATGATATTCTTATTCGTACTCGTTTTGATTTAGTCTACAAGAATCAACCTATTGATTATTATATTGACGATAATGAAGTAATATACCATCACGGAACAAGCCCACCTGGTGAGTTTCTTGGTGACCAATTTTTCTTTACTAAAAGAGATAACATGATTAATATATCAGATTTTATATACAATGAGTTTTATAATCCTGTTTATGAAGATAGTCATTTGCATCCTCCTCACGGCATTTTGAAAAATGCTTTAAAACATTACAACCTAAGTAAAGTAAACCGTGATATGATTAACCACCTTAAAAGAAAAAATGGAATAGAATTAGTACTATGACAAATTTATACAATGACAACTCAGATATCCAAAAAAATCAGGATATGTATGATAATTATAATAGCTTTATCTTTAGTAATGATAGAGTGGTGTTTAACAAATTATACAGTAAGATGTATTTCTATGAGATGACCAAACACTTACCGGGTGATATTGTGGAGTGTGGTGTATTCAAAGGTTCAGGTCTTTTGGCGTGGTTAAAGATTTTGGCCATGAATGAACCCAATAGTATTAAGAAAGTAATGGGTTTTGATTTCTTTGATCCTAATTTTGTTGATGATATGAAAAATGGTGTTGATAAAGATACCATGAAACAAGTTTTTACAAGAGATAAAAATTTAATTACTGATGATGTTTCTTATGGTGGAATTTATAATAAGATTATTAGTGCTGGATTTGATTCTTCTAAATTTGAACTTGTAAAAGGCGATATTATTGAAACATCAAAAAATGCAGTAGAAGAAAAACCAGGATTAAGAATTAGTGTATTATATTTGGACATGGACTTAGACAAACCAACTTATGCGGCATTAAAAACATTTTGGAATAATGTTGTAACCGGCGGCGTAATTGTATTTGACGAATATGCATATCATAGTTGGAGTGAATCTAATGGTGCGGATGAATTTATTAAAGAAATGGGTTTAACATTACATACAACAGGCATTAAGGCACCTACTGCTTATATTATTAAGGATAAAAAATGAAAGTTGCTGTCGTTCTAACTGGACATTTAAGGTGTTGGAAAACTGTAGTTTCCAACTTTGAAGAAAAGATTTTAAAGAGATATAATCCGGATGTGTTTATACATTCGTGGTCTGATGAAGGTTATTGTGACCTTTCAGAAACTTCTTTAAAAATGGGTTATTATGAATCGTCTCCTTTGATACCAGTAGAAGAAGTAAAGACTGCATTTAATGCCAAAGAAATATCAATTGAAGATTTTGCACTCTATAATGATTCGTATGAGGAGTTTACAAAACAATATACTGAACATCATGTCAGGCCCAAAAATCTATATTCTATGTTTAGTAAGATGAATAAAGGTCTTATGATGATGGAAGAATATATGATTAAGACAAACCAACGATACGATTTAGTTCTACGTTTACGGCCTGACTTAATTTATCATGATGATTTGCCGGAGTTTAATCCAAATGTGTTCTATACAAATAGACACCCTAATCACATGGGTAAGGGAACAGGAGATATGATGCACGTTGGTAATATATTTCATATGTCAATATTCTCAAAAATTCTATACTATATGCCTGAACTGTATAAACAAGTAGGTTATATTTGTCCACATGAAATGACAACTGCATTTATTTCAAATTTGAATTTACCATGGCAAGAAGTAAATATTAATAAAACATTAATGCACACACCAAAAGGTGCTTATGTACACAGAAAAGAATGGGCATGAAGTATATTGCCCACCGGGGTTTATTTGAAGGACCAGATAAGGACAAAGAAAATAGTCCAGCACAAATCAATCAAGCAATATGGAAAGGATTTGATGTTGAGGTTGATGTCTGGTTTGTTGATAACCAATGGTATCTTGGACATGATGCCCCCACCTATAAAATAAACTACAATTTTTTAGAAGATACTAGATTTTGGATTCATGCTAAGAATTTAGATGCTTTGTACGTCTTGGGCGCTGATAATAAATTGAATTATTTTTGGCACCAAGAAGATGATTACACATTGACTTCTCAAGGTTATATCTGGACTTATCCTAATAAACCATTAACCAAAAATAGTATTTGTGTAATGCCAGAATGGGATAATGATATTTCTAAGACTTTTACTCCAGATTGTTATGGAATTTGTTCGGATTTCATACAAAAACTGGCCTATGTATCATAGCCAATCTTTCAACAGATTGGCACCAGAATTTCATAAGTTGGATAAATAAATCCAAATTCACTCTTTTTAGTAGCCATAGTGTGCTACCACTTAAAAGGACTCAATGCATTCGTTTAAAACATTTCTCAAGGAAGAAGCTGGTGCCGATGATGGCAAACTCAAGCATATTCACCATGCTGAGGATAGACCACTATTTCATGGTTCTAAAGGTTTTGAACACGCCAAAGCAGCTTTAACCCAAGCGCACGAACACATGAAGTCCGGTAGTAAATCTACACATCTTACTATGAAATATGACGGGGCTCCATCATTAGTATTTGGACATCATCCAGAAACCGGTAAGTTCTTTGTGGCAAGTAAGTCCGCTTTTAATAAAAATCCAAAGATTAACTATACTGCCGCAGACATTAAAAAGAATCATGGACACGCACCTGGTCTTATGGACAAACTTCATGCGTCTTTACATCATCTTAAAAAGATAGCACCCAAAACTGGTGTATATCAAGGAGATTTGATGTATACTCACGATGATTTGGAACATAAAAAAGATAAAGTGTCTTTTACTCCAAATACTATTAAGTATACCGCTAAAGGTGAAGATGCTGATAAGATTAAAAAATCTAAAATAGGTATTGTAGTTCATACACAATATCATGGCGATACTGCCGCTTCAATGAAAGCAGACCCACATCCAGATTTACATAATTTTGGCCAACATTCTGATGTATGGATGAAACATCCAGAACACGACACAAGTAATATACATTATTCCGATAATGACCAAGCCGAGTTCCATAAACATATAGAAGCTGCACAGAAGATACATGATACACATAAAAAAACCATGTATAAAAATACTTTGCCCCATGCCGGCGAAGCAAGTCATTTAGCAACGTATATTAATCAAACTGTTAGAACGGATGAGAAACCATCTGCTGAAGGTTTAAAAGACCACATATCAAAAGTCTATGGTAAAAAAACACCAGTAAAAACACCAGCAGCTCAAGGCCGTAGACAGGCAGAATTAAATGCACACCATAAACATATTGATGCACATAAAAAAGATTATGATAATTTGTTAAAAATGCATAACCATTTACAAAAAGCTAAAGATGTATTAGTGAGTAATCTTAACCAACACACAGGCGGTTTGGAACATCACATAGATACTAAACCAACTGATCCAGAAGGATATGTTGTACACCATGCGGGTGAACCAACTAAGTTAGTTAACCGTAAAGAATTTGCAAAGGCCAATTTACTAAGAACAAATAAATTTGATAAAAAACCAAAAGAAGAAACTGAAACAGCATGAAATCATTTTTAGAATTAGTAGAAGAATCAAATAAGGCAAATAAACCTGTCGTGATGGCTTTTGGTCGCATGAATCCTCCTACAACTGGTCATTTAAAACTTATTGACAAAGTTAAACATGAAGCAGAAAAACAAGGCGCAAAACACACAGTTATAGTATCTCATTCACAAGACAGTAAAAAGAATCCTTTGTCTGGTGAACAAAAAATTAAACACCTTAAAAGATATTCACCTGGTACTCATTTTGAAACATCTAATAAAGAGCATCCAACAATATTACACCATGCAGCTAAACTTCATGACAAAGGCCATGACCACTTAACTGTTATTGCTGGTTCCGACCGTGTTAAAGAAATGCACAGTTTGTTACATCAATATAATGGAGTAAAAAGTAAACACGGGTATTATAACTTCAAAAAAATAGAAGTTAAGTCTGCTGGTCATAGAGATCCTGACGCAGAAGGTTCAGAAGGTATGTCCGGTACTAAAATGAGGGAACACGCCAAAAATAAAGATTTTAGTTCTTTCCGGCAAGGTGTTCCGCATCATGTATCGGATGAACACGCAAAAGAACTCATGCACGATGTTCGTAAAGGAATGGGACTACATGAAGATGTTCAACACGGACAATTTAAAGCAATTTTTGTAACTGGTGGTCCAGGTTCCGGTAAAGATATTGTCATCCGTGAAGCCATTGCTTCAGCACGTGCAGTTGAATTAAATTTTACTCAAATCCTTGATATTGTAAATGATAAACACAAATTGGCCATGAAATCTATGAATCCTAGACTTGAGGCTGTGCGTAGTCGTGGTCCATTAATCATTAACGGACCGGCTGATGATATGGATAAAATTGCTCACATTAAAGAAGAATTGGAAGAACTCGGTTATGAAACTATGATGATTTTTGTCAATACAAGTAATGAAACCAGCAAAGAAAGAAACTCCAATTTAACTCGTATGATGGCTGAATCCGTAAGGCAAGATAAATGGAAGAAAGCGCAAGAAAATATTATACAGTTTAACGAAATGTATAATAACCTGGTAACCTTTGACAACACAGGAAACCTAGATACCAAGGAAGAGGATATAACTAATATATACCATTCCACTAATGAGTTTTTAGATTCAGAAATAATCAATGAAACCTCGTTGGATTGGTTGAACCGGAACAGAAATATAATTGGAGAAAATAATGTTAAGAAAAATTCTAAATCTATTCAGCAAAAAACAGTCGGAAGATACAACCCCTTCTTCATGCGAGCCAAAGGACCAGCCGACATCAAAAGCGACAACTCAGGATCTGTTGTTGGTAGTAGAGACCAAATCAAAGGCGACACCGGCGCAAGGAAAAACACAGGCAGTTCAGTCACCGGCGGTAGTTGGAGTGGCGCCTACGAAGAAACAAGCCCCACGCTCAAAATCAGCGCCCCGCCCAAAGAGCCAAACTTCCAAAAAGACAACGACAAAAACAAAAGGTTAAAAAGAGGCGATAAGTCAGTAAGTGCTGCTCGTGTTGGTAGACCAGATGGTGTTGGTTCTTCATACGATACTAGAGCAGGTGGTCAAGGCGCCGCAGCAGGTGCCGGACTTGGCCAAGTAGGATACAGCGAATCACAAGAATTTAGTAACGCAAGTCAGAATGGTACAGCAATGCTTGGAGCTAAAATGGATCCAAATCCATTGGCAGAAAAGAAGAAAAAGAAACTGACTTTTAAAGAATATAACGGTTTTCAAAACGATGGCGAATCTGGTTTAGGTGGAGTATTAGGTGGTGCTAGTAATAAAGAAGGTATGGATACCTATAAAGATCCAAATAGAAATATTGGAAATGACGATACTGTAAAGAAAAAGAAAAGAAAGAATTTTAGGACATGATTAGTTTTAAACAATTTCTAAACGAATCTGCTGCTTGGCGCCGTAAAGAAGGTAAGAGTGCTTCTGGTGGTCTGAATGACAAAGGTATTGCTTCCTATCGTAGAGAGAATCCAGGTTCTAAATTAAAAAAGGCAGTCACAGGTAAAGTAAAACCGGGAAGCAAAGCTGCCAAAAGAAGAAAATCATTTTGTGCTCGCATGGGTGGCATGAAAGGTCCAATGAAGAAACCTAATGGTAAACCAACAAGAAAAGCACTCGCATTACGCAAGTGGAAATGCAGATAACTAGGAGAATAATAAATGTTTGCAAAATCTAAAATTAGTCAGTCAATGATTGATGCTGTCAATTCAGTAATCACAGAAGATAAAAAGCGTCTAATCAATGATGCTGAAATGGATGAAACTGGCTTCCACAAAGCTGCTCATGCTGCTAAGAAGGCAGGTCAATCTCATTTTGAGTTTCAAGGTAAAAAATATCCTGCTACTGCAAAATCCCACAAAGAAGCAATTGAAATGGATGAGGCTTCTGAGAAAGTTCCTACATCAACAGGCATGAAAGTGTATGGTTCTAGTTATGGTAACTCTATGAAAGCTCGTAAAGACCAAACTAAACATTCTGTTGATGATGTTAAAGGTCCTAAGACTAAAGAATTAAAAGCAATGGATAAAGAACCAAAGAAAAATTTGGATGAAGATGGTAACTGTGTTACTCCTGACCAAGCTAAAAAGATTGCTGATAAAGAAGTTGGTAAACACGAAAAAGGTATGCACAAAGGCAAAAAAGGTACTATCAAAGAAGGTTCCTTTGCTGAAAAATTACTCAATATCTACGAAGCTAAATCTTCTGGCACCGAAGAAATTTTTACAGATAACAATCTTGGCGAAGAAGAAATGACTGACGCCCAAAAAAAGAAGCGTGAAAAGATTGTCATGTCTATGAAAAAAGGTGAAGCTGGAATGAAACAGCGTTACGGCAAAAACTGGAAGAATGTAATGTACGCTACTGCTACTAAGCAAGCAATGAAAGAAGATTCTTCTGATGAGTGGGAAGGTGAACAATTGGATGAAAAGCGTGGCGCTGAAGCAATGAAAGCTTCTGGCATCAAACAATCTCCAGATAAATTACTTGCTCGTACAGGCATGAATATGGCCCATAAGTTTCCTAGAAAAGGTCAAACTAACCTAGGTAATATTCCAGCAATGAACACTCCAGGCAATAGTCCTGAAACAGATGCTTATGCTGAAAAACGCCGTGGTGATAGA